GGGATTGGTGAGTTGGTGTCTTCCGAGCCCGTCCTTGCCACCTCTCGTACTACTCGTACTTGGGGTGGCTCGGCGACTCTCGGTCCAGGCTCTTTTGAGACGATCGAGTTCCAGGATATGGGACTCAACGTTCTTGAAAACCGGACCAAGTCTAAGTCAGTTTCCACTGACCTACGCCGGCGGCGCGCACTTAAGCTCCGACTCCCGGTGCTTCCCTACAGTGTGTCTTATGAGGTGTCTCACCTCGGTGAGTTCACTTATCACAAGACATCTGCAGGTAACAACGGTGTCGAAGGTGATTGGACCTCTGATCAGCTGATCGTTGGCTCAATCCCCTCTGGTCACATGGGTACATTCGGAACCGCTACTGCAAATGCGGCTCTGTCTGCTGCCCGTGATGCGCTTAGTGCGAAGCTCCTAACAAAGACGGGTCAGTCCGCCGTAGCTGGCGGGGTGATTTTGGCAGAGGCCCATAAAACGGCTACCTCCATAACGTCTGCTGCTACTCGAATTCGTGGGGCGCTATCCGCGCTCCACAGGCTCGAGTTCACCCGTGCATTGACCATTCTAGGGTCTACGCCTGACGTGTTCTTCGGTAACTTGACTGGAAGACCGATAGTCGGACATAATCCGACTCTCGTTCCTCACATGTCAGTCATTCGAGGTTCGCGTAAGGTGAATCCATTTGATCCCTGGCAACGTTATTTTCGCGAGATGAAGAGCGCCCATGAGGCACTCCCCTTCGTCGAACGAACTTTCGCTATCAAGAATCTATGGCTAGAAGGTCGTTATGCATGGCGTCCGCTACTAAAGGATGTCGAGGATGTGGCCGAAAAGATGGCAGAGTTACATCTGCGTCGTCGCGGTCCACCCTCGTCGAACTTTAGTGAGACTGTTCGGGTGACGGCCTCCGTGAACCTCCACCGAAATTCTCGCTTGCAATCTGGGATTTCGCCCTTCGGGGCTACTATCCTATCGACTGCGTTCGAGGACTATAAGGTGAAAGCTATCGGAGGAGCAGTCTATACGCTTAGCAATCCGGAATGGCGTACCTTGCAACAGATGGGGTTTTCCAACCTCGCTTCTGTTGTTTGGGAAGTTATTCCGTATAGCTTTGTTGCCGATTGGTTCCTTCCGATTGGCAGTTATCTTGAGCAATGTGACGCGACTACTGGGCTGGACTTCGTGTACGGCTATCAGAATTTTCACGTTACTGGGGAAACATGGTCTGGTGACTTTCGGTCAACTGACCCCTCAGCTCAGGTAGGCGGATACGGTCCCCACGTCAAGGGAGAGCTCTTCTTTCGAGAATCTCTTCCTTCAACAGGTATACCTAACCCGTTACCTAAACTTCAGAACCCAGGACATAAACATTCTGGGAAGCCGGCGATAGCCCGAGCTGTGGACGCAATTGCCCTGCTCGCTCGATTCGTCAAACGTTAATTTGCAAAATCGGAGCTAACATGCCCCAAATCGCCCAACTGACCCTGCACAACGGCACCGCAGCGGTTACGTTTTCTCCCGCCAAGCACACGTGGGAAAATGGTTTCCAAGTTGTCGAATATCTCCAAGCAACGGCTGGCCTTGCGGCCATCCTGCGCGCGAAGATTCGGATCGAATTCAAGCAGCCTGCCGGCGGCCGTAATGGCCTCCTGCGCTACATGATTTCGGTCCCGACTCAAGAAACCGTGTCGGGAACCAGCGATCAGGGTTACGTTGCGCCCGCGAAGGTGGCCTTCAAGGACATCATCAAGGTCGAACACGTAATCCCGGAACGCAGTAGTGCGGCCTCCCGGGTCATCGCGATGGCGTACCTTAACCGAATCCTCGGTCAAGGCGCCGCCGTTGCGATTAATGACCGCTTTCTGACTGGCGCTCTTTTCGACGCAACGAATGCTGTCGGAACGAACGTCTATCAGAGTCTGGAAGGCTTCTACTAAAACCCGACGCGTCTTTCGACGCCCCAAGGATGTTATGACGATAGTCAACACCCACCGCGGTGCCAAAAGTGCCTGCGGAGCGCGATCGTTAGATCGTGCGACCGCTCCTGTACCAGCTCTGGCCAGAAAAGCTTCGGACGCTGCTGTAAAGCAGTGTCTCCAACTTCTCTACGCCATATCACCCCATCAGTATGACACGCTGATGGGTCGCCCTGGCGAATACGTGACCCAAAGGCTGCCTGACTCTCGCGAGTTTGACAGTCCCGAAGATTACGCATACGCTTATGCAGGAGTGCGCGCTTTCAAGAAGTGCAAGGGCCTTAGTACTGGCATCGATTGCAAAGCGGCTGCAATAGCCGCTGAGCTTGTTGCAGAGAAGGCTTGCTTTCATACGAACTTACGACTTCGTGACCCAATGGATCACGAGACCGTTGCAGCGCTTTTCGGCGTTGGACGTTCCCTCAGTCGTTTGCTCGGATCTGAGCTACCACCTCTGTCATTCCGCGGCTTCGGCCCCGGAAGGAGTGACGTCGCCTCCGGTAAGGAGAAGACGTACATCCACAAGTTCGTTGCAGATGTCACATCAACTGCGTCCTGTAAAGAGCAAGCTCTTGCTGTCCTCGACGACAGCCCTCTCTGGAAGAGGGCCTACTCCGAGCACAGGTCCAGGGACTTCTCCCCATCTGACTTCGGTCAGATCTGGAAAGAGGCTCCTGGTAATACAATGATGCTTGTTCCTAAGGACGCCACTACAGACAGGGTGATCCGGTATGAACCGAGTCTTAACCTTGTCGTGCAGCGCGTTTATGGACAGTGGATCAAGTCGAGACTCCGCCGAAAGGCGGGTATCGATATTGATTCGGCCCAGGCTGTTCATCGGAGAATGGCTCTTCTGGGATCCAAGTATGGAAGTTACAGCACCGTAGACCTTAAGTCTGCTAGTGCCTATATTTCCAACATGCTCGTCTTCCAGATCCTTCCTCCGCATATCTTCTCTGCCTTAGATTCCTGTCGATCCAAGTTCACCACTTGGTCGCATGGACCTCTTAAAGACAGACGCCGCTTTAACAACGGCTTCTGCTCTATGGGCAACGGATTCACCTTTGAATTTCAGACGGCACTGTTTTACAGTATCTGTCAGAGTATTCTAGATGAAGATCCGGACGTGGGCCCCTGCTGTTCTACAGCAAGGGTCTTCGGAGACGATATGATCATACCAACCGTGGACTTCGATGCCGTCGTGAGACGCCTCGAGCTTCTTGGCATGGTGGTCAACGATAAGAAGACCTACCATGGCAACACTCCTTTTCGGGAGTCTTGCGGTATGGACGCTATGCGTGGTGTTAACGTTACACCCCCGTATGTCCGAACAATACCGAAAACTGTGGCGGACTTGATCCGCATACATAATCGGTTTTATGAGTTTCTTCTAAGACGTGTCTGTTTTGACGACAGATACGATCTTCTAAGAAGCTCACTCCACGAGCTTCGGGTTATGATCCGCAAGGATCATCCCGAAGTCCCACTCGGCTCAGCCGAGCACGGAGACGGACATCTCTATGCCCCCTTCGATGAGGCTATACCAACTGTTGATCCCGGACGCGAGTCCTGGTTCTTCAATCGGTG